CACGGGTGCAAAGTTGACCACAATAAGCCAACTTTGTTGAACGATTGCGGTTGTGTGATGACCACTTGTTCGGCCCGTTGAACTCGTCGCGCTGGGTTGCAAGAAAATAAGATAAAAATTACTAAAAAATATCTCATTATTTTACGCCTGTTACGTCTGAATCTTTACTTATGTAACCGAACAAGGCAATAATAGCCGCAAGGCCAATTTTCTTGTAATCGATTATGCCTGTTTCAATTAATGGTTGAATTGCGATAACGCACGCTAAAATTGCGCCGATGATTGTTGTTTTGTAGGATTTCATTTTCTATCTTGTTTATTTATTAATGATAAATTTATTGTGTTGACGCTCTCTTGCAACTTATCAAGTTTTGCGTTGATAACTTCGCGGTCTTTGTTTTGTTGCTCGCTGATTAGTTCTAAACGCGATAATCGTACGTCGGTATTTTTCCAAAAACCTAAAACGGATATGATAACTATACCCGCTGCGCCCAACAATTCCGCGAGAGTAATTCCTTCTTTTTTAATTAATGCTTGCATTATTTTAAAGTTAGTAGGTAAGCGGTTCGATTAGCAATTGCAGTTAATTCGTCTAATATGTTTTGTAAATCCGTGTCGGGTGCTATGCTACGCACGCTCTCGCTAGTCATAAAAGACGAAACGCGTTTGATGTATGGAAGCGATGCGCCTTCGCTATACGGAACAACACTGGCAGTGAAACCACCGACAGGACGCGCATATTTTCCCGAATAAGTTTCAATAAACGTATCGGCCGTTTCAAGCCACTCGTCATAAAACTTACCCAATGCTTTATGCTCGGCATAAGACATTGTTTGCAAATGCCAAACGTGAGCCTGGTCGCGTATCTCAAAGAAATTCTTTAATAATTCGTCGATGTTCATAATATTATTTTTTAGTTGTGTACTTGATAAAACGCTTATTCATATACAAAATGTAATCAGTCACTGGTTGTGAATCTACACCCCACACGGAAACAACGTCGGCGGGTATTGGTTGGTTAAAATCTGCAACTTTAGCGTTCTTTTTATCGTGTAAAACAACGTAAGTGTTGCAACTTCCGCCCGCTTGACTTAAATCAAATGCCGACCAGGTTAATGAATAAGCCGTATCGCCCTTTGCGTTAACGATGCACGGGTTGATTAAGATTGCACCACGATTGTGAAATATAGTGTCGCCATTCACGACAGTTGTGTCTTGTTGCGCACTTGCTGCAAATGGTAGTAATAAAAATAAAAAGTATTTCATTATTTCAATTGTTTTGGTTTGTCTGCTACTATTTTACTATTCTTTTGTATAAATTCCAATAGTTCTTTGCTTACTTTTTTACTATCAATGTTTGCGTCGATAGTATATAAAATTGCTCTAAACTCGTTGATGTTTACCGTCATTGCGATGGTAGTATCTTGTTTTTGTTGCGCTTGTGAAAGACAAGCGATAAATAGTGCGGCGGTTGTGAGTAGTAATTTCATTGTGTAAAGTTATAGTTTTATTTGTTATGTGATATATTATGACGTGTATGAAACATTATAAAATTTGATAAGTATATGTGAACCAATAATCAGTCGCGCCCGCTACGGGTAAAAAATCCATTGACACGGTTGTTGCCGTACTATTTGCAAAGATTACCGTTCCGATGTTTGCACCGCCTGGAACACCACCCGCGCCACCCGCTTGTGCCGTTGATGTGAACGAAGATGATATTGGCAAAGACATATATATCCTTGAACTTACGGCGGGCGTTGTTGCCGTTACGGTCACATATCCGCTCACGGTCACTACCGAACCAACACGCAAATACTGACACACACGCGCCGTTGAAGATGCCGCGTTGCTTACTAACGTAATTGTTGGTGTATATGTTCCACTTGTTGCCGCCGTTGTTGTTGCGCTTAACGTTCCGCTTGCATCTGCTACGACAATACGTGAGCCTGTGCCTGCAAGGGAAGAGAATGTAGCTGCTCCTGTGGATGCTATTCTTAACGCTTCAGTAAGCACATTTGAAGGGTTATTTACATACAATCTAAATTCAGTTTCTGCACTTCCTGCATAATTACTATATGCTCTTAAATCAATTCCTGCTGCATTAACATTATCCGCAGGTGCTCCAATTTTAATTCCCGTATAAATTTGTGACCCACTTGCCCAACTTGCGGCAACTGATGTAAAAGCATAGCCACTTGTAGCAACACTATTAACAAAAACATTCCCACTAAACCTTCCTGTACCATTAACCTGAAAAGTTGTGCTTCCGTCATCTGAAGTAGTATTTAAAAGTAATCTACCACTAGCATTTAAAGTCATTGCTTGGGTAAAGGATATAGCGTTACCTGCCGTTCCTGAAGTAGCGGTAAACCATTGATGCGCACCAATACCTTGTACATATAAAGATGCTGCACCACTTCCGATGTAAATATCATTAGTGTTATTGTTATATGTATTAGCACCCATTACGGCATATCTAGAATCAGAATTTATTCCGTAAAATGATGCACCCGCAGAAATTTGTATGGCTTTATATGAACTTCCCCACGCACTCGGTGTAACTCCTAATCCTAAATTGCCTGAAGCGTCATTAATTAAATTACTATTACCTATTGTACTTGCACCTGTAAATTTAGGTAGGTAGTTAGTAGTTCCTGTTCCTGTAACGGGATTTGTTAAAGCCGATTGTTTATTGTTAAACGTATTCCAATCCGTACTACTTAAATATCCACTAACCGATGTAGTAGCCACAGGAATAGAAATAGCAGGAGTAGTTCCACCACTAGAAACTATTGGTGATGTTCCTGTAACGGATGTAACGTAAGTTCCCGCCGCTTGATATTGCGGAATGTTTAATGTATTTGATGTAAACGTAGCCGCACCGCTTGTACCCGTTGTTGTTAATGTTATTGAACTTTGCGGGGAAGGTAAATTACCTGAGTTCCAAATTTTATTTCCATTTATCGTTACTAAATTATTAGTAGGTGCAGAAAAATTTATTCGGTCGGTAGTTGGTGCAATACTATCATTTGATACATATAATTCTAAAACTTGTGCTTCTAAACCTATTATAGTATCAGCATAAAGCCTTAATCCACTTATATCACCACCACCACCATAAGGGTTATTAGGAAATCTTAATCCTTTGCTATAATCAGATGAATAAGTTGCTTCTTTAAGAACAATTTGTCCTGTCATAGTTCCGCCTGTTAAAGCCAGATATGCGTTAGCATCAACCGAACCATCCGCCTTTAAAAACTGCGATGATGTGCCGCCTGTTTTTATTATTGATGTTCCTGTAACACTACTTTCAAACACCGCGCTTTTATCTTGATTAATAGTTAACGCAAGTGCTTGCGTTGTTGTTGTGTTTGGTGTTACCTTAAACTGAATCTTTGCACCTCTTGCGATTGCGCCCCAATTCTCGGTCGCTAATGCCTCAAACGTTGCTTGTGGGTAACCATCGGATGACGTTGTGCCATATCCCGCTAATTCAAACTTACCTAAATTATCGCCGCTTTGTGGTGCTTGCGGTGCTGCAACCGTTCCCCTAAATTTAGTCACACGGATTGACGAACTATTTGCATCGCTAGAATAACCGCGCATCGCGATTCTTGATGTCGAATTGTTATCGCCTATCGCACGAAGTAATATAGTCGGAACACTTGTCGTATTAATTCCTAAATGCGAAATATTAACAACCGTTTTAGCGTTTAAATCTATCGCACTTGTTGCGCCTGTGTAAGGTATGTAACCCGTCAACGAACTATTGTACGCGAGCGGTTTCCAATAACCGCGATAACGAAAATACACTAACGAATCACGACCCACAATCATTGCCACCGTGTCGGCTGCGTTCATTGTAGCCGTGTCTTTTGTTCCCAAGCCTATGCCATTGACGAATCGTGTCTTTGCCGCCGTAGGGGAATACTGCGCCGATGCGCTTACTGAAATAAATAACAATAACCCTAATAAATACTTCATATTTTTTCTTTTATTCAACTAAAATTATAACATTTTCACCATTCACAAACGGCACATCTGCGGGGACTGACAACGTACCCGTTGAAACTGACCACGTACAACCATTCGGTGATGGTGGCGCACCGCTATACACTAAAGGTGCAAACGTAGTTCCACCGCGTGAGCCGTATATCATTGTTGCACCTATGCCCGATGTGAACGTGTGCGATGTTTCGTTGCCCGATGCCGTCCATTGTAGAACGTAAACCGATGTGCCACCGATAACGATTCCGCCTGGTGTTATTTGTGTGCCTGTTGTCGAATACGCGCCCGTGCCTTGTAATTTCGCCGAGTATGTACCTAGCGCGTCGTAAGGCCCGTTTAACGTAAGCGATGCAAGATTGACGTTGCCGTTGATTATTACAAGACCGCTCGCCGTTCCGTTATCGATAACAAACTTTATTAATATTGTGGTTCTATTTTGTTGCATCTGCAACAAGTATAAATAATTGTAATTGTCTAAAATCACAAGACCATCGCACGAAATCTGCCACGCGGCCGTATCGTTCTTATATTGCCTATACCAAGCCGACGCTTGATTTGTCACTTCTTTTTGGTCAACTTGCACGTCAAACGCGCACGATGTTGAACACGCAAAAGGTATGTCGGTATTAGTCACGTTATCGTGATAATAAAGAACCATATTTGAGCCTATGACTGGATTCATTTTTTTGTTTTTTAATTGTAAACAATATAAACCTGGTCAGCACTTGTAAATGAATATGTTGCGCTTTGATTAAATTTATATGTTGCTAATGACGCACTTGCTGGAACTAAAACTTGTTCTTTAAGT